TATCTATCGATATCTAACTAAATTTGGGGAAGATCGCATTATTGCTGGTGATTACTCAAAATTCGATAAGAATATGAGTGCTCAGGTAATTTTGGCCGCTTTTAAGATTATTAAAAATATTCTTAAAGAAGCTGGGTGGACCCCAGAAGATTTACAAATCGTAACAGGTATCTCATTTGATACTGCATTTCCAGTAATGGATTTTAATGGCGATTTAGTTGAATTTTATGGATCTAATCCATCTGGTCAACCTTTAACAGTTATTATCAATGGTTTGGTGTACTCACTATATGTACGCTATGTTTGGCGTGCTGTAGGTAATGATTTGAAAGATTTCAAGTCAAATGTATCACTTATGACCTATGGTGATGATAACATTATGGGTGTGAACAAGAAAGTTAAAAATTTTGATCACACTATTATGCAAGCTGTTTTAGGAAGTGTTAATGTTAAGTACACAATGGCTGATAAGTTAGCCGAATCAGTACCTTTTATTAATATCAAAGATGCTTCGTTTTTAAAACGTAGTTGGCGATATGAAGAAGAGGTTGATGATTATTTGTGTCCAATTGAAGAAGATTCTATTGGAAAATCATTAACTAAATGTTTGCCTTCATCAGATAAATGTCCAGAAGCTCATGCTGTTGATATTCTTAATAATACAGTTCGTGAATATTTCAATTATGGAAAAGTCATTTTTGAAGAAAAACGCGAAATGTGTTTGGATATCATAGTTGAAGCTAATTTGCAGCCTTATTATGTTACCGAGTTTCCAACTTGGGAAGATATGAAGGCTTCCTTTCTAGAGAACTAGTTCTCTAGTTCGGGCATTTGAGAGTATGTCCGTATAAACCAAAAACTCTTCGTCATATATAGTCTTACTGCATATTATATATATTTTACTCTTTATATAAATGAGAATGGATATATGACGTGACCTGCGTGGGCGATCCCCGAAATCTGTATTTACAGATGCACTTGCTGGTGTGCAAATGAGTGAACAGAAGTTCTATCTAATGGATTTATGGTAGAACCCTGTAATATATACAATCCACGAATTTTTATTTATTTATATCCTGTGTAGTACAACAGGAGAAACAAAAGTACTCGCTTTCGATTCAGTCGGAAGATCATGTGGCAGACACTCAAGCAGTTGCTGAAACTAATGTTCAACAAATCATAGAATTTGATGATGCAGAAGCTTTACCAACTTTGGATATGAGCAATTTTCTTAATAAGACCTTTGATACAGATTCAGATAGTGCAGCGGATTTATCCGGTTATCTATCTCGACCTGTAAAAATTGCTTCTATTCCATGGGTAGAAGGTGTTTTGCTTGACACAGCCATTAATCCTTGGAGTTTGTTTTTTAACAATAATTTCATTAAGAAGAAATTAGATAATTTCTCGCGTATTCGATGTGATTTACATCTGAAATTTGTTATTAACTCTTCTCCATTTTATTATGGTTGTGTCCGGGCAGCTTGGCGCCCGATGCAATTCCCAATCCGAGTAGGTTCTACTCGGCCTGAGGATCGCATTCCTTTTAGCCAAGCTCCAGGTATTTACCTGGAACCATCCAAGATGTCGTCTGTGGAAATGGTTTTACCGTTTCTGTGGACAGGCGCTTGGTTGGATATTGGACAGAATGATCAATTTACCGCTATGGGTAATTTGGATTTTGTCGAATATGCCGCACTGCAGTCAGCAAATGCTGTTGTTGGTACAGGTATTACCATTTCGGTATATGCTTGGGCTGAGAACATTGTGATGTGTGGTCCCACGACGGGACTTGCACTTCAATCTGACGAATATGCGGATGGTGGTAAAGGAACTATTTCTGGTCC